TGCCTTTGTGCGCCCGTTCAAATAGTCGCTTCTTACCGCATTAATGATGCCCTGCGCAATGTTCTTATTGCCGAGCGGAACGAGCGCCAAGATTAATTTCTTTCTTGCATCGCTCAACACCTTTATGGGGCGCAACTTGCTATCTACACGTTTAATCATGTCGTTATAGTAATTCATTACGTTTTGGCAGTACTCATCTATTTTTTGTTTGTTTTGTTCGTTTTGTTTGTTTTGTTCGTTTTGTTCAAATAAAAATGAAAAATAAAAATTTTCATTATTATTATCATTTACATTATCATTATCATTTACATTATCATTATCATTTACATTTACATTAGGTTGTTTTTTGGTTGTTTTTTGGTTGTTTTTTGGTTGTTTTACCGCGTTTTGGTTACCTACTGGCGCACCACCTTTAAACCCGTTAAGATACCGCTTCCAGTTGGCATCCAGTTGTGGTTTAACCAAAGTCCAAACTAAATCAAGAATACCCTCAAATCGTGGCTCAATACCATCAAGCGCATAACGTGTTATTGCTTCATACAATACCAGTCGGCTATCGGCAGGGCATTTATTAATCGCATCGTAAAACGAGCGGTAAAAAACAAAACTTTCACGCGGTTTCTTCTCCATAACTGCAAACGTTGTAATGAGCAGGGGCGCAAAACCCCTGCCCAAATGATAATGATAACTATTTCAGCAGAAATCTTCGCGTTCCTGCCACCTCGCGCATATACTCATCATGCAATGTCGGGTTGGCTGCTGCAAACGCCTTTTCATCGAACTTGCGTGTGTCCTTTGATGCTTTCCACGTTGCGAGTGTCTTGCCGTCTTCCGTTACAAGTGCTTCGGCATCCCCGATAGTCATTTTCAGTTCTGCTTCCAGTTCCTTTGCCTCTTTCGCTTGCTCGGCTGCATCCGCTTTCAGTTGGCGCAGACGTGCAACCAGTTCCAACACATCTGCCGTTGCCGTGATAGTCTTGCCCTCCGTGTGCCGTGGGTTTTTAAGCATAACATCCTCCACGTTGATGCTCAACGGCTCTGCACCGCCTATTATGTTATCGCGCCAAAAACGCTCAACCTCCTCAACGATAAACGCGTAAAACTCTGCATCGAAACGCAAAGGTTTATAGTTGAATTGTCTGCCCTGCACAAGCCATGCAAGCGCGCCCTCGTTCAGTTCCGCGACACCTAATTGATATTGCAACTGGCAAAACCAATGCTGCGGAATGTCATCTTCATCAATCTTCATCATCGTGGTCTTGCACTCAAGTATGCCTTTGTTCTTGTCGTTCTTCGGCATTCCCTGCAACCAGTATGTGCGGTCGGGAGAAACACGCAAATAATCGCGCTCGTTGTTAACTATAATCCAGTCAACCGCGCTGCGCTTGATAATCTCGTTGCCCGTTGCCATCGCCCAACGTGTTGCGACTGCATCCTCTAAAAGATGCCCCATCAACATCGCTTCGTTTTCTTCTACGGGTGCATCCATACCGCGCTTTCTTCGCCATAACTGGTATGGTGTTTCAAATGGGTTAAGTCCTAAAATCGTTCCTACCTCGCTCGACCCGATGCCTTGCTTTCTACCCTCCAACCACGCTGCGCGGTCTTTCGGTCTGATAATCGTTGTACTCATAATCGTTGTTATTTTTATTGTTCGTTATTCAGTTCCAAATCGTTGCCAGTCGCGTTGTTCTGCTTCTGCCTTGCTATTGCTTGTTGCGCACGTTCTTTCGCGCCCTGCGCTTTGCTTTTCGCCTTTTCCGCAATGCGCTTTTCCTCTTGTGGCTGCACGAATATCTCTTGCACGCTTGTCGTTCCCTCTTTGATTGCGTTCCATGTACCGCGCAATTCAAAAAGTTGTTCCTTGCCGATTTCTTCCACGCTTTTAACTTCAAGATACTGGCATAACATTTCAGTTGTTACACCACTCTTTGCAAAGTTGGCGATGCAGTTCTGCCGACTGGTTTCAAGGTCTATTGCCTTGCCGAGTGCGACTTGCTTGATGTTGTTTATTGCTTTTTTCGTTACCGCTCTCGGCACTACTTTCAAAATCGCATTACGGAAAGCAATAGCGCACGCTGCGTTGCCAGTAACAACTTGCATATCCTCGCTATACGTCTTACCATCCTTATACGTTATTCTTCGCTTTACCTCAACCGATACGGCAAAATTCGTTTCAAGGTCGTGGCACACCGCTTGCGCAGTTATCGTCTTGCCATCGTTGCCGATGATACGCGCTTGCACTCGCAGGTTGCCCCATGACCCTGCAATTATTTCAGCCATACGCACGGATAATCCATCAATAGGCTTCTGATTATCTCTGCGCAGAACGTAGAAACAACTCTCTGCCGTTTCTTGGTCATTAATTGCCAATTCCTCAATACGTTTCAACGCTGCTTTCACATCTCTTGGATATGCCTTTGCCGTTGATATCTGCATATCCACCTCACTGCGGTTGATTGCTTGAAGCATCTCCGCTTGATTAACTTGTACTATTTCCATAAGTTAAAATTGAATGAATGAATAAATAATAAAACTAAATTGTTGCGTTCCAAAGTTTAATGATTTGCGCCCCTGCAATTACTTTCCTGCCAGTCGCCTTGCGTATCTTGTAACCAATCACACCGCGCTCAAAATAGCGGTGTAAGGTGTTGCGGTGTATGCCAAGAATGGCACACGCTTCGGTCACGCTATAACGCGCGGCAGGGTCGATGTTCGGGCGCACGTTTACCATTGTTTGTCTCTTTTAATTTCCTCCACTTGTGCGTTAACTGCGTAAAGCGCAATTACCATCATACCCAGTTGGCAGAATGCCCACCACCAGTTGCACATAATGAAACTCACGATGCTTCCAACGAGCAGAAGCACACTTGCCAAACTCAATGCGATTAATGTTGCTCTTTCCATTGTTCGTTTTTTTAGATGATTAATAATTAGTATGCGTTACATGAAACGAGTATTCTGCGGATACCCATTATTGTCATGTTGTAGTCTCGCGCAATAGCCGTAATAATGCGGTTGCGTGATGCGGTCTTGTTCGCCCTGCGTAACTCGGTGTACGTTTGGCAGATGTTTGCGTGCATCTGCTGGCGTGCCCTTTCTTTCTCGGTCATTAAATTTTTGTTCATTTCTTTTGCGTTTTAATTGTTTTTATTTATATTTGTACACGAATTTATATTAAGATATCGGTTTTCGTTTGCAAAGATAAATAAAATATTTATTAATTGTACACTATCCGTGTAAGATTTAAATATTTTTAATAATTATTTATATAAAAACATTTATAAACTATGACGGGAGAAGAGTTAAAGAGCAGACTTGCAAAAACTGGATATAGTTTTGCAGACATTGCGAAGATGATAGGCACTACACCGCAGACTTTAAACCAGATGTTTCAAAGTGCGGATGTAAAGACGGGATATTTGGAAAAGATTGCATCAGCACTTAATCTGCCAGTAAGCGCGCTAATTGAAGCGAATGGCGATGTAGTTGCAGCGATAGACCACTCAACGGCAATAAAGGGCAACACCAACGATGAAAAGTTCCTCGCCCTGCTTGCAAAGAAAGATGAGCAAATGGATAGACTTATAACTATAATCGAAAATATGCAACGATGAAAGAAGCAATTATCAATTTACTGGCATGGGAAAAGTACATACCAGTTATGACGGAGAAAGAGCAACGCGACATCATGCAGGGTGTTGCACCCACCGCAGCGCAACTCGCAGAATGGTCGCAACGGCTCATAACATCAACCGCGAAACGTGATGCAGCACTCGCACGCGCATACGCTAAATTATAATATAACTTATATATGGAAAACTGGATATTAGAGACAAACGCAGCCGTTGTCGCTCGTTTCTTCGCAGTTATTGACACGCTGAAAAGTGAGCGCGTTCTTGCAGGGTTGCAAACATACTGCACCCGATACGGCATTGATAGACGTAACTTGATGCAGATACGCAAGCAACCGACACGCGCTTTGTTCCGCATCGCATACCTCGTTCCTCTTGTGCGCGACTACCATATCAACGCGCATTATCTCTT